GATAGGGTCTTGTTGTCCTTGTATAGCCCACCTGAAACAATGTCAACCACAACATTTTTCTGTACCTGTGACAATGCAGTTGTGAAGTGATCGCCAACATCAAGCTCTGCTCTCTCAAACATCATTGACAATAGCTTGCCTTGTCCCTTGGCGGCCTCTTGTGCTGCCCTTGTGGTGTAGCCTCTGACACTCTTGTTCAACTCTCTGGCAAGTTCAGCCCTCACCCTTGTCAATTCCTTCTGGTAGTCCATCAGCCACCTTTTACTGAGGGTCCTGTCTCCTGCCTTTTTAGCCCTTTCAGATAGCGACTTGATGGAATCATCATATAATCTCAACACATCCCTCTGTTGGGACAATGTAAGCCTTGAAACGTTTTGTCTGGTCTGTCTGGATATTCTCTCGTATTCGTTCAAGCCTTATCACCTACTCTTCCAATGGGTCAGTACCTTCTCCAATATCAAGGTTTAAATCCTGGGTATATGAATCCTGAAGCATGGCCTTTTCTCTCTGAATCTGTTCAAGCTCTGCATCAATGTCAATATCTCCGCCCCACTTCTTCATATAGCTTGACCTGCTTCTGACCTCTGCCACTACCTCCTGCATATCAATGCCCTTCTCTACATCCTCATCCTCTTGTAATGGAAATACTAACTCTATATGGGTGGTAGTCTCATACTTTGCAATCTGCCTTGATTTGTATAGGTTATATACATCAACCATCCTAAAGATATATTCAATCATCTGGTTAAGTGCTGGCCCCCATTCTGAGAAGTCCTCTTCACAAGCTGCCTTAAGTTCCCAATATATGGCCTTCATGCTCTTGCCTGATTGTATTACCCCTTTGAGCTGTTCCAGTGACACATCGGGCACATCCATGAGGCCATACATATCAGACTTAACCCTTCCCACAGTGTCTTTGTATTTCTCGCCATAAGAGAATCCAGATTCAAGCCTCTCCATCCTTGCTTGTCTGCCCTCTGACCCCTGTCTCGCATCGGTCTGTAGGTCTATCATAGCCCCTGGTGCAATCTTTATATCCTTAAGGCTCTGCTCGTCTGCATCAGTCACTACATCCTGGCCAAACATTTGAAACTTAAGGGCATCTATGTCATCGCTTGTAAGCTTGTTGTATGCATCCTGATTGGGCCACAACTCAGCAACATCTGATACTCCCTCCGTCTCCCCTGTAAGTCCTCCGTTCTGGATGATTATAACCGGGATGAAGTCTAATTGGGTGTTGTAGTCGTCATACTCAATACTTAATGTCTCACCCTTGCCATTGTGGGTGGATTCGTTAAGCAGGCACTTGCCACCCTCTAATCTCCACACCTGCTTCTTTATACGCTGATTCTCTGCCTCCTGCTCATTGTTCATGGCATAAAGAAATACCACCTTTTCCAGCTCGTCCACATCATCAATATTATACTGTGGAAAAAACTCCTGAGCTGGTGAGAATACAATCTTAAGCCCCTTATCCTTATGTCCCCACAGCTTGATGGCAACCTTTCCACCGATTGAACAGTCCTTCCTTGCCTTCAATAGCTTAGTTTGGAATTTGTTATCCTTAAGTATCTGGTGGAGCAAGTCCTCCTTCTCCTGTGCCTGGTCCTGGTAGGTAGTTGCTCCCTTCTCATCCTCATGAATGCTCCTTATGTCAAAGTATGGCATCTTGCCAAACATGAACCTTGACCTTATTCCAATGACCTTCTTGATGTAGTTTGAAATCTTCTGAGTGGGGACATAGTCAAGCCCGTCCGTAATGCTCCACTTCTGGTCACCTGAGTATATGGCATACATCCGGTTAATCTCACTTACCTTTGTGAGATAATCGCCATACACCCCCTGTAGTTCTGCTTTAAGCAGCTCATTGTAATCCATTAACTCCTTGCCCCCTTCCCTGAGTAACTGCGTTTCCTAATGCTTATTCTATTCAATATAACTTCACATACTCCCGTTGTAGCATCAGGAGCGTCATCGTGAGGATTCTTACCCTCTTTCTGATACTCATTCATGGCCTTAAAGTATAGTGGCCACTTATTAATCCAGTTAACCGGGTAGTACACGTGATCCATCACCCAGCTGGCATTTGATAAGATTCTCGCCTTCTTGTTCTGCGACTGATGGAACCATAAAACCTTGGTCTTGTTTGTCTTATGCTTGTTGAGTAGGTGGCTCTCAACCTGTCTTGCGAATCCTCGTCCACCATTGTTTGATTCAACATATGCAATGTTCACATCATATTCATTTAGCCTACTTGCTACCTCTACCTCTGTCTCTTCCATCGGTGCTTGTGTGTAGTATATGTCAAGGATGTAAGCCTCTTTGTTATACACTCCAAATACTATGGTACAAAGGAAGTCGCTTCCCTCGTCTGCTGTATCTGTATATGAGTAAATCCCCTCAAATAAGGGATTGCCTTCTTCATCTTGTGGTACTTTCTCATATGTCTTGAAGCTGTTGTATAACTTGCCTCTAATATCAACAGGCTCCTGGTCATAATTGGCCCTTACTATTTCCGGGCTCATGGCTGAGGCTTTGGACCTATATCCCTTATAGCTTAATACATCCGGGCATAGCATCTTGCCATCTCCAAGGTGTGCCTTAAGGCTGACGTGTCTGTATTTCTTATTCTCCGCCTTACACCATGCAAGCGCCCTACCTGCTAAATCCTTAGTAGACCATCTTGTCATGATGATGATTATCTTTCCGCCTTCCTCAAGTCTTGAAAGCATTGTATCAGTGAACCATGACCAGTGATTATCCAGAACGTTGGCATTGTATGCCTCGCTTGATAGCTTTATAAGGTCATCTATAATTATGATGTCAGCTCCAAATCCTGTGGCTGTTCCTGTTGGTGATGTTGCCAGATAATTATTATATCCTCCCTCAAGGCTCCACAGGTTCATAGCTCCATCCCCACGCTTAATTCTTACTCCTGGGAATATGTCAGAATATACAATCCTGTCCTCATCCGCCTTTTCCTCCTGGATGCCATTTCTGACATTCTTTGAAAAGTTGGTGGATAGTGTTTCATTATAGGACCCTGTCATGATCTTCTTTGTCTTGTCCCTGCCTAGAATCCATTGTGAAAGCATAACCGCAGTTCTACTCTTGCCATGTCTAGGCGGGGCATTTAGAATCATTACATCATCATCTGAATCAAGGAAGTCTTGAAGCTCGTTGCAAGTATTGACTAGGTAGTCTCTATCCTCAAGGTAGAAGTCACCAGCTAATAGATTGCAAAAATAAAAAAACTCACGTCTTGCGAGTTCCATCCTTGCACCTTTTTTGATTATATCTATATCCATCATTCTTTTATCAACTTCTTAAGCTCTGCTGTTGTAAGCCCCTCGAATGGATTGCTACCCTCTATCCTTCCGCTGTGTTCTACCTTGTCAGTAAACATCCCTATGTTCTTGCCTATGAGTTCAAGGGCCCTTTGCTTATCATATAGCTTAAACTTAAATGTTCCTTTGTCGCTGATTGATACCTCTTGTATGGCGCTTGTGTCTACTCCCTTGCTCTCCAATACCTCTATAATTGTTTGATAGCCTATGATTGGCTTTCCATCTTCATCATAGTCAACAATGGTCTTTTCAGGTCTATACTCAAGATAGTTTCCAATATCAGCAAATCCAATCTTTGCAAGCTCCTTCAGGACCTTCTTTCCGCTAACTATACCTTCATCTTCAGCCTCTTTCTTTAGTCTGCTTTGCAGCTCTTTATACCTTGTCAAAACCTTGTCAGTTTTCAGTAATCTACTAGCTCTAGAATCAACCGCATTATCAGTCCATTTCACACTGTTTGGGTAAGCTTGCTTGTAAGCCTCCCTCTGCGATTTTCCGCTTATTAACTCCTGTATAAACTGCTCTTGCTTTTGGGTTAGCTTCACAATGCTCACCTCCTATTTATATCTAGTCTGCCTCACCCTACCATTAACCCTCTCATATGTGTTGACCTTCTCCATGCACTCCCTTAAATCCTCATATGCTCCAACCTTACTAACCCCACCATGACATAAGGGACAATCGATATACAATCCTAATATTTCAGCTTTTCTAATCCCATCCTCTGGCACAATAAATGGGAATCTGCATTTCTTACACTCATATACTATGTAGGCATTCACTCCCTCACTCCCTTTTGTATGTTGATGTACCTGTCCTTTCGCCATTCTCTTTCTTGTGTTAGCCTTCTCTTGCTCTCTTGTAAGTATGGATTATCAGGCTCTATACCTTCTCTTATGAATTTAATGATGCAGTAACAACCGTACTTGCTCCGCATATGTGTATGATTGCCTGTCTTTGTGTTGACTACCAGGAATCCTTTTCTTATCTTCTTGACTTTCAGGTGTGCTACATTGATCATAACCACCACCTTATATTTTTAGACATACTAAAGGAGCCTGCCCCAATGACAAGCTCCCTAAGAAAGGAGGTATATAAAGATGAACCTTTGTTTGCTTATACTTCTACTGACTACCATGATATCATGGATATATACCCCTGTCAGTGTACTATCGGTGCACTCTTTTATTGATTTGTAATGTTTAGGTATGCCCCTAAAAGTCTTACTGCTGTATCAACAGCTCCCTCATTTTTTG